GGGAGTTATCCAACAATGACAGATATCAACACAGAGTTAGCTGAAATCGCTGAAGAAGAATTTGTAAGCGACCATGAGCTAACCGAAGTAGCCGCAGACGCCCCTAAGAAGAATGCCGCTAAAGCCATGCCGCCCGAAAAGCTGCCTGGTGAGCGTCAGGACATGGGTCCTGCTGTTGTTTCTCCCGATGCCAAAACTGATCCCGGTAAAGAAGCTTCAAAGAAAGCATCTAAATCTGGCGACCTACCTGACAAGGGCAAGCCTTCAGCTGCTTCCGGTAAACCTATGGGTGACGGAAGTGGTCCGATGAAGGGTGGCGCTCGTGAAGAGGTTGAGCACGAAGACGATGAAGAACTTGAAGAAATTATCGAGACTGAAGAAGAGGCAGAAGAAGAGACAATTGAAGAGCGAGTTTCTGCTATGGATCTTTCCGATGATGTCAATGCTCTAACAGAAGGTGATGAACTTTCTACCGAGTTCAAGAAGAAAGCCGCGACGATTTTTGAAGCTGCTATCCGAATGAAACTCAAAGATGAGATTGAGCATCTAGAGGAAAAATACGCAGCGAAACTTGAATCTGATATTGAAGAAGCGCGAAATGATATGGCTGAGAAAGTCGATGACTATCTCAACTATGTTGTGGAAGAATGGATGAAGAAGAACGAGATGGCTATTCAGCACAAGCTGAAATCAGAAATCGCGGAGAGCTTTATCGTTGGCTTGAAGACTCTATTCGAAGAGCACAATATTGCTATTCCTGACGAGCAGTTCAATATGCTTGATGCCGCAGCCGAAAAGGTTGATGAGCTTGAGAGTAAGTTGAACGAGTCGTTAGAAGAGAATATCAATTTGTCTAAAGAGAATGATGAGTTGAAGAGGCAAGAGATTCTTCTAGATGTCGCTTCGGATCTTGCAGATACCGAAGTAGAAAAATTCGCCGGGTTGACAGAGAGTATTGAATATGAGAACGAAGAAGACTATCGAGAGAAAGTCGAAACAATCAAAGAGTCATACTTTCCGAAAAATCAGGCGTCCAACAATGATGATACAGCAGCACCTACAGAAGATGGCGTCGAAGAAGGTGACGTAACTGATACGATGGCTGCTTATATGTCTGCTATCTCACGGAATCATATCCGTGCTGATTCAGAAGCATAAGTTTATACACTAAAATAGGGAGAAGAAAAAATGTTTCAAACGGAACACCTACAGGAAAAGTGGCAGCCGGTGTTAGGGCACCCTGATCTTCCAGAGATTAAGGATGCTTATCGTAAGGCAGTTACTACGGTTATCCTGGAAAACCAAGAGCGGGCGATGCGAGAAGACAGTGAGTTTCTTGCTGAAGTTGCTCCTACAAACAAAACTGGTGCTAACATCAGCAATTGGGATCCGATCCTGATTTCGCTGGTGCGTCGTGCCATGCCTTCTCTAATCGCTTATGATGTCTGCGGCGTACAGCCAATGACGGGTCCGACAGGACTTATCTTTGCGATGAAGGCGCGTTATCAATCACAGACAGGTGCGGAAGCTCTGTTCAACGAAGCTGACTCAGCGTATGCTGGTACAGGTGACTGGACTGGTTCTGATGTGCTGAAAGTGATGTCTAACGCTAACTTTAACACAGGTACTGGTATGACTACAGCCGCGGCTGAAGCACTTGGCGATTCCGCCTCTAACGCTTTTGCGGAAATGGCATTCAGTATCGAGAAAGCTACTGTGACTGCTAAGTCGCGTGCGCTGAAAGCTGAGTACACGATGGAACTTGCTCAAGACTTGAAAGCCATTCATGGTCTGGATGCTGAAACTGAACTTGCTAACATTCTAAGTTCAGAAATTCTGGCTGAAATCAACCGTGAAGTAGTCCGTACTATCTACATCAACTCAAAGATTGGTGCCGCCGTCAACACAACGACTGCTGGTATCTTTGACTTGAACACTGACTCTAACGGTCGGTGGTCAGTTGAAAAATTCAAAGGCCTCATGTTCTCTATCGAGCGTGATGCCAACGTCATCGCTCGTGACACACGCCGTGGAAAGGGTAACATCATCCTTTGCTCTGCTGACGTTGCGTCTGCTCTGACAATGGCCGGTCTTCTTGACTATCAGTCTTCACTGTCTGATAATCTTAATGTTGACTCCACAGGCAACACATTCGCTGGTACATTGAATGGTCGCTTCAAAGTCTACATTGATCCGTACACAAACATGGGCGTGCCTTACACAGGCTCCGGTGCCTCTGCTAACCAGTACTATGTTGTTGGTTACAAGGGTACATCCCCATATGACGCTGGCTTGTTCTATTGCCCATACGTGCCTCTGCAGATGGTCCGTGCGGTTGGTGAGAACTCCTTCCAGCCGAAGATTGGCTTCAAAACACGATATGGTATGGTGATGAACCCGTTTGCAGAAGCAGCGGTTCGTGACGATGCCGGTCAGAGAGACAGCAATGTCTACTACCGCCGTGTTCAGATTACTAATCTGATGTAAGAAAAATTTATCGCCACTTATAATAATAAGAAATAGGCGAATTTTCAAGACCCCACTTCGGTGGGGTCTTTTTTTGTCTACTACTTTGTATAAATAGTAGAAAGAATATTCTTTCGGAGAAAAAAATAATGGCAAGTACAGTACAGTTTTTAAGAGATACAAAACAAGGTAGCGTTGTTGTGAAGATTGAAGGTGATACTAACGACAGCACAGCTCTTGACGCATCAGCTATTTCAGGTATGCCGTCTGGTGCCCCAGCAACTGTAACAGCAACTATTAACAGAATTATGTGGACTACAGAGAGTGGTCAGATTACTATCACATGGGATGGTAGTTCTAATGCTGTAGCAGCTAGACTATCTGGTAACGGTAACTGGAATCTATTACAGAATCCTCCTGTTATTGCTAACAATGCAACAGCACCAACTGGTGATGTGACCGTTGCGAAAACAGGTGCGTCAGCTGGAGACTATACAATAATCATTGAGTTTGGCACAGGCGCTTATCAGAATCCTGGCCCAATCTAATAGATGGCAATAACTAATACCACTTTACGAACTGGGGAGTATGGTGGTTCCACTAGTCTATCGGCTACTGGGACCACTGATGCTTTGTCTAGACAACCTGATGTATTTGATTACTCACAGTCTAACCAGTTTAAAGTTTATCTACCTATATTCCCAACAACAGAATGGTTTGTTGTAAGGGCTAATATACCTGGTGTGTCGATGTCTCAGGCATCACAATACACACCATTCGTAGACATTGCAGTTGTTGGAGATAAGTTACAGTATGATAACTTCAACATGACTTTTATGGTAGATGAGAAGTTGGAAAACTATATGGAGATGTACAACTGGGTGAAGAACATTGGCTTCCCATTCAGTGGTTCAGAGCAGTTCAATGCTCTACCTAGACCTGATAATGTTGATAGGAAAATAGGACAGAAAGTTGGTGTTAGACGGTTCAAACAAAGTTATACAACTACTGATAAAGAAATATATGAACCAAAGAATGATAGAAATTTATACACAGATATCTTGATGACCGTCTTGACTAGTAAGAATAACCCTATTGCTAATGTCTTTATCTATGAGGCATTTCCTATCTCATTAGGTAACATAGAATATAGTCAACAAGAATCTGATACAGATTATGCTACCTGCGAAGTTTCTTTTGCCTTTAGTTGGTTTGATGTAAAGCCAAGTAAGGCCTAGTATAAATAAAAAAGAAGCAGTTAAGTTATTGGGGGTAGGTACATAATCTTCCAACTATTATAGTGGAAGCATACATAGGTTAGTTAAAGTAATAACCGCTGACTGCTTCACTTTTATATTATGAATATTGATGAACTACATGATGCAATTGAGAAAGACTTAAAGATAGATGATACCGAATTGGACTTAGAGTCTATTCGGACACCACAGCTACACAATAAGTACCTCAAGATATACACTACACATTCGTTGCAGTTAAAGAAACTGCAGGATGACCACAAAGTATTATATCGCGAGAAGTGGGAGTACTACACAGGTAAGGCTCCACCGGATGTGTATGCTATGAAACCATTTGATTTGAAAGTCCTCAGGTCTGACATCGGTATCTATTTGGATGCTGATGAGGAGTTGAAACAACTCAGTCAGAAGATAGAGTACAAGAAACAAATAGTAAACTACTTAGAGAGAATACTGAAGGAGATTAATAACAGAAACTGGACTATCAGAAACACAATAGAGTGGAAGAAATTTCTACACGGTGATTGACAGTGACTGTTGTATTAGAAAAATTTAATGAGGCGTATTTGCGGATTAGATGTGAGGCGAGTACTGCCCAAGAATTATCTCAGTTCTTTACCTTTGAAGTTCCCGGCGCTAAGTTTATGCCGTCGGTCAGAAATAGATTATGGGATGGTAAAATCAGACTATATAGTCCTGGTACTGGCAAAATCTATCTTGGACTATTACCGTATGTTGAGAAGTTTCTCATTGAAAACGGATACGACATACAATATGAATCACAGTTTCATAAAGAACCTCTGGATAAATCTCACACCACCAAATTTGTCCGTTCTCTTGAAAAAGGAAAACTCAGAGCAAGAGACTATCAGATAGATGCGGTACATAACATACTTCAATCTAAT